TTGTTTCAAATGGCACTTCAGGTGCTCATACAGTACAGTTTAAAACAGCTAGTGGTACAGGATATACTTTTGTAGCTGCCGATAAATCAGTAAGAGTATTATTTGCTGATGGTACAAATGTTGTTGATACGGGAATAATTAATACATCCTCTACTGATACACTTACAAATAAAACATTGACAAGTCCAACTATAAACGGAGCAACTACAACGGGTAGTATTGTAAATTCTGCTACAATTGCAGGAGGCACAGTTAGTGCAGTGACTTTAACTAAACCTAGAATTGCTGATGCTGGTTTTATTGCTGATTCAAATGGAAATGAACAGATAATTTTTCAAGAAACAGGTAGTGCTGTCAACGAACTAGAAATAACAAATGCAGCTACAGGAAATGATGTAGGACTTGCGGTGACAGGTGGTGACACAAATGTTGGTTTAGCTTTTACTGCTAAAGGTGCAGGACGATTTAAATTCAATGATGCAGCTTATATTCCTGAGCAAACACTTACAGACGGAGCAAATATAGATTGGGATGTACAAGCAAAGCCAGTTGCTAAAGTTACATTAGCGGGAAATAGAACATTAAACAATGCAACCAACGCAGTCACAGGTCAATTTTTTAGTCTTTTGGTGGTTCAAGATGGCACAGGTTCAAGGACTTTATCTTTTGCATCAAATTATGAATTTGCATCTGATACAGCTCCAACTTTAACAACAACTGCTGCCTTAGGTGATTTTTTTGTATTTTATTATAATGGTGCAAAGTTTATAGAAGTTGGTCGTAACCTTGCATTAACATTGAGTTAGGAGAAATTATGTGGGCGTTAGTAAAAGCAAATCAAGTTATTAAAATATTTAATGGTGCTCAGGCATTTGAACACAACGATATAAAACATCCTGCTAATATTTTTTCTAGTTGGAGTGCTGAAGAAAAAGCAGCCATAGGTTTGTATCCTGTACAAAATGACGACTCAAATTACAAAGATCCTACATTTTATAAAAACAGAAGTGAGTCTTTTCAGTTTGATGCACCAAATAAAGTAGTCAAGAAAGTTTGGAAAACAGCAGAAGACCATGAAATGGAAGATAAAACAGTTGATGGTGTAACTGTTGAGGGATTAAAGACTAAAAAAGTTAATGAAGTAAACACTCAAGCTTTTAATATTTTGAAGCCAACAGATTGGATGGCAATTAAAGCTAGTGAAGTTTCTGATTATTCTTTGCCAGATAATGTTGCAAAATTTAGAGCAGCAGTTAGAACA